AATCATGCCGGAAGAGGGGCACAACGCATCCAGCAAGCTGCCAACCCCCTACCAATCTGTGGGGGCTCGGGGCGTCAACAACCTTGCGTCGGCTCTGCTCCTGAGCCTGCTGCCTCCTAATGCTCCGTTCTTCCGGCTGGTCATCGACCAGACTGCACTGAATGAACTGGAGGCACAGCGGGACGGTGCCCAGATGAAGACGGAGATCGAGTCTGCTCTCTCGAAGATTGAGCGGTCTGTGATGACTGAGATCGAGACCCAGGCTCTTAGGGTCCATGCTTTCGAGGCTCTCCGGCACCTGATCGTCACCGGAAACGTCTGCCTCCACTTACCCGAAGGCGGCGGGATGCGGGTTCTTCACCTGGATCGCTACGTCGTCAAGCGGGACGCGATGGGCAACCCTCGCAAGATCATCACCAAGGAAAGCATCGCGGCTGAATTGCTGCCGAAAGAGGCTCAGCCTCTGGCGGCTCAAAGCATGGACGCCACAAAGCTGGATGATGCCGTTGATATCTACACCTGCGTCAAGAGTAAAGATGACGGCATGATCGAGGTCTATCAGGAAGTCGGTGGATCAGTGGTCCCTGGCTCCTATGGCGTGTATGACGAAGACAAGAGCCCATACATCGTGCTGCGAATGAACCGCACGGAGGGCGAGGACTATGGCCGGGGCTATGTTGAGCAGTACATCGGGGATCTGAAGAGCCTCGAAAGCCTGATGATGTCAATCGTCGAGGCATCGGCTGCCGCCGCTAAGGTCTTATTCCTTGTATCTCCTAACGGGGTCACTAGATCCCGAGTGCTTGCGGAGGCTCCTAATGGTGCTATTGTTGAAGGATCGGCGGGTGATGTCTCGGTGCTTAAACTTGATAAAGCGTCGGACCTCTCAATTGCATATCAAACGATCCAGACGATCTCGGATCGTCTTAGTTATGCATTTCTTCTAACTGACAACGCGATCCGCAATGCTGATCGAGTGACGGCGGCGGAAGTCCGCTTGGTCACTCAGAGCATTGAGCGGCAGCTCGGGGGCATCTACTCGGTTCTCTCCCAAGAGTTCCAGATGCCCTTGGTCCAGAGGCTCATGGATCAGATGCAGCGAGACAACCGTCTCCCGGATATCCCATCGGATCTGGTGCATCCCGCTATCGTCACCGGGGTCGAGGCCCTGGGGCGAGGAAACGATCTCAACAAGATGGATGAGTTCTTGATTGGTGTTGGGCAGTTGCTCGGCCCGGAGGCTTTTAGCCAGTTCGTCAACATGCGTGAATACATGGATCGCAGAGCGATGGCCCTCGGCATCGAGACTGAAGGGCTCATTAAGAGTGAGGAACAGATACAAGCTGAACAGCAGCAGGCTCAGATGATGCAGGCTGCACAGACATTCGGCCCTCAGGTCATCGACGCGATGACTCAGCAGGCCGTTCAACCCCCAGTAGATGAGGCATAGGGACATGGAATCACAACGAATGCAGGTATCGGGCGAGGTCACTGGACCAGAAGCCCCCAACCAACCACTGTATGAGGGCTCTGAAACAAATGAGCAGGAAGTCCAGGCGGAAGGGCAAGCCGCACCGGCTTCCGAACAACATGCCTTTGAAGTCCCGGACAAGTTCATGCAGGAAGATGGGACCGTCGATGTCGAAGCTCTATCTAAGTCGTATATGGAACTGGAGCGGATGCGATCGGGTATGCCTGAAGAGGGCGACCAGGTGTCCGAAGAATCCGAAATGTCCGAGAGGGCGTCGGGTGAACTCCTGTCGTCAGACGAACTGCAAGGATATGCTGACGAAGTGCTGCAAGACGGCAACCTTTCCGATGAGACTTATCAGTCTCTTGAATCCCGTGGCCTTCCTCGGCAGCTTGTGGAAGCGTATGTCGAAGGGCAAAAAGCCCTGATGCAGCAGTCCCGTGCTGACATGCTTAGCGCAGTTGGCGGCGAGGAAGCCTATGGGGCTCTTACCACATGGGCTGAACAGAACCTCTCAGAAGCTGAGATTGAAGCCTACGACAACGCCATGCATTCAGGTGATCAGAACACGATCATGATGAACATCCAAGGGCTTTACGCTCGCTACCAGCAGGCCGAAAGTCGTCCTAATCTTATTGCGGGTGAAGTCGGGAACACCAGCGGCTCAAACGCTTTCCGTTCCTGGGCTGAAGTGACGAAGGCCATGAAAGATACTCGGTATCGAACTGATCCCGCATACCGTGATGATGTCACCAATCGACTGTCGGTGTCTAACCTCCAATGAATCTCAAAGGCTTATCCACGCTCTTGCTGGCCCCATTCATGACGGGGTGCATGTCATTGAGTAAGCCTGTACCAGTTGCCCCGCCTCCCGGCGTCAGCCTTACGGATTGGAACCACGCCAAGCAAGCCATAAGCACTTTAGACCTGCTGAGCTTGTTGGGCGGGATATGCATCCTGGGCGGTGTGGCCGCTATGGTGATCACCCGTGGCTCCCTTGGCTTGAGAGCCCTCGGCGTCGGTTTGGGCCTGGTGATCTTGAACTATACAATTGCTCGCTATGCGGACTGGATCTTCATTCCAGTGCTTGTAGCATCCGCAGCCATCTCTATGGCATATGCCTACCGGATTGTTCGGCAGGCCATTCTCAAAAAGAAGGAAACAAAGAAATGAGCAGCATTCTTGGCACCCTTTGGTTTGTCCTTTTAGTTGGGGCTGTTAGCTTCACCGCTGGTGCAATCCTTCGCCCTTGGATCACTAAGATGATCCCCGGCAAATAAACTGCATATGTCCCCTTGGGGACTTTAGGCATGGTTTTGAAACATAAGCCCTGTCTATTCTTGAAGCAGCTCCATGTGCGAGCTGCTCATTAACTGAGTCGCATGAAGTTTCTACGAGTTAGGAACTGGCCCGTCGAGGCGGATAACCAGTGGTCCGAGGCGTACTGGAACGCGACATTCGTTCTAATCCTTAACCACAAGAGGTTATACCTATGGCTATGCAACTTTCGCGGCCTGGTATGCTCGACAATGGCGGTGATCAAAACGCCCTCTTCCTTCGGACATTTGCTGGCGAAGTGCTAGCTACGTTTGAAGAAGCATGCGTGATGATGCCCTGTCATACGGTGCGTACCATCTCCAGCGGCAAGTCAGCCCAATTCCCGGCTGTCGGCACCGCTAACGCTCGTTACCACACCCCAGGTGAGTCAATCATCGAAGATCAGGATGCAGGTTCCAACGATTACCTGAGTCCGATGGCTACCGGTGAAATCACCGTTACGATCAATGATCTGCTGATCTCGGGTGTCTTCGTCGCCAACATTGACGAAGCAAAATCCCACTGGGACGTAAGATCAGAATATACGCGGCAGATGGGCTATGCCCTGGCGAATGCAGCGGATACCACACTGATCAACTACGGTCTCTCAGGAGCCCGTGCTACTACCGACCGATTCGGTAACACTGGTTCTGATGCAGCTCCGTACCTTGGTACTAAGATCGACATCGGCGATGCTTCAAATGGTGCCCACCTTCTGGCGGGTATCGTTGATGCAGCTCAGACGCTGGACGAACAGAATGTTCCGGCTAATGATCGCTTCTGCGTCTTGGCACCCTCAGAGTATTACCTGCTGGTCGAAGAGAACAAGGATGCTATCAACCGTGACTACGGCAACGATGGCAACGGTTCTCTCGCTAGTGGCGTTGTTCTGAGCGTTGCAGGTATCCAGATCCTCAAGTCCAATCACATGCCTACGGCAGACTGGACCCCGGATGCTGGCGACCTCGGAACCGCTGACGGTGCCCACGACTTTGTAGGCACTGCTGGCAGCATCACCAAGGGCCTCGTATTCCAGCGAAGCGCACTTGGCACAGTCAAGCTCATGGATCTCGCTGTCGAGACCGAGTACCAGGTCGAGCGTCAGGGCACCCTGATGGTCGCTCGGTACGCTATGGGCCACGACATCCTCCGCCACGAAGCTCTCGTGGAACTGGCTGTCTAAGACTCGGCCATTGTCCCGGCCACTTCGGCGGTGGCCCCCTTCGGGGGGTCACTGCCTTTCTCTTAAGGAATATCTATGCCTCTCGCTAACACCACCAAACTGGAAGCCATCAACACCATGATGTCTGCAATCGGAGAGGCTCCGGTAAATACCCTCGATGCCTCCAGCCAGACACAGGATGTGATGATGGCTAAGTCGATTCTCGATGAAGTGTCCCGAGAAGTTCAGAGTTCGGGCTGGCATTTCAATCGTGAATACGAGGTATCCCTCAGTCCCAACACTTCTAACGAGATTCTTCTAAGTGAGAACGTCGCCCGTGTCGATGTAGAACCAGCGAACGCTAATACGACGCAGTACATCCAGCGGGGCCAGAAGATTTACAACAAGACTGACAAGACCTTTACGATCTCGGATGCCCTCAAATGCACCGTTACTTACCTGCTTGAATGGACTGACCTCCCCCAAGCAGCTCGTCAGTACATCATGATCCGGGCTGCCCGGAAGCTCCAGGACCGCATGGTCGGCTCTGGTAAGCACCACGACTTTAACCAGATGGACGAGTATCAGGCTCTTGTGACCCTCCGCGAAGCGGAGAGTGATAACGCCGATTACACCATCTTCGATCACTACGATGTCCGCCGCACCATTGATCGCGGCAACGTAAGGAACAGGGTCTCCTGATGGCATTAGTCTCCAAGGGCATCTCCAACCTCATCGGAGGCGTCTCTCAGCAACCGGATAGCACCCGGTTTGATAACCAGTGTGACGTACAGGACAACGCTTATCCAAGCGTCCTCGACGGCCTGACCAAGAGGATGCCTACGGAGCATGTTGCCAACCTAGACTCCTCGACTCCCGGAGACGCTGAGGACTACTTCATCCACACGATCAATCGTGATGCGACTGAGCGGTACGTCATTACGATCAAGTCCAACGAAAGTGGTTCGACTCTTAAGGTCCACAGCATTGGAGGGGTCGCCAAGACCGTCAACGATGCCAGCGGCTCGGCAGTCGATGCTACTGATCTGGCCTACCTGAACATGCCCTCGGCTACGAAGTACGCGGACACGCAGCTCCGGGCGTTGACGATTGCCGACTACACGTTCTTCGTCAACCGCACCAAGACGGTGGCGATGGACGCGAGCTTGGGGACCAACAGGAACCCAGA